ATTGGTCTCCTCCAGATTCATCAACCACTTTTAAATGGGTATGCCCTTCTTTTACTAAAGAAGTATTCAGTTTTGATAGAAATAGAATAAGTGCAACATTTACACAAGTATTTGAACCCTAATGGCAAATCCTGTATCTGAAACCCAAGCAATAAATCCTGGGTCACTTATAGAGTTATTTGAACTGACAACAGATGCAGCTTTGCATGGATCTGCTACTACATATAGATTTCACGCTGGTACAAATGAAATAAATAACGGAAATATTATTTGGGATGGGAATACTTATATTGCAATACCAATGGAAGCTGATGGTTTTAAATATGCAAATGGTCAGTTACCTCGACCTACATTAACGATCAGTAATGTTACGAATGTGATCACTGCGATCTTGCTAAACGTAAACCAAGTTACTCCTGGAAATGATCTTACTGGTGCGATTGTAAAAAGGAGAACAACTCTAGCTAGATTTTTGGATGCTGCAAATTTTGACCCCGTTGCCACAACAACTACTTCAACTCAAACTGTAGCTGATTCTTCTGACGCTGAAACTGTCACATATACTGTTACAGTGGTTCAAGATTCTTACAATAATAATGTTTTTGCTTTGAATGGAGTTCAAAAACCAGTTATAACGATGAAACGTGGATCAACTTATATTTTTAATCAAGAAGATTCAAGCAATACAAATCATCCTTTAGCTTTTAAATCGGATAGTGGTGGTTCTTATACAACTGGAGTAACAAACACGGGAACTTATCCTGGGCAGAGTGGTTATATAACGACTTTTCAACCTCCATATCCAGGTGCTCCTAATGACCTTAGATATTACTGTACAAGTCACGGAAATAATATGGGTAATACGATTACAATGAATAACCCGAATACGATCCAGCAAACAACATCTTCAACTACTACAAGTCAGTCCAATCCTTATGGAACACCAGATCCTACAGCAGAATATCCTCAAGAAATTTACAAAATAGATAGAAAATCAACAGAAAATAGAGCAGCAGTACAATTTGAATTAGCTGCCTCATTTGATTTAGCAAATATTAGGATTCCTTTGAGAGTCTGTACAAAAGAACTATTCCCCTCTATTGGTACGTTTATGCCATGAGTGATTGGAAAGAAGCTGCTCTTAGTCACGCAAAAGTTGAAGATCCAAAAGAATGTTGCGGTTTGTTGTTAAATGTAAAAGGAAAGGAAACTTACTATCCTTGCCGTAATTTATCCATGACCAATCATCAGTGCTTCATCCTTGATCCAGAAGATTATGTTAGGGCAGATAATACAGGAGAGATAACAGCTATTATTCATAGTCATCCAATAACACCGCCAACTCCTAGTCAGGCAGACTTAGTTAGCTGTGAGAAATCAAATCTGCCTTGGCATATTGTCAATCCAAAAACAGAACAATGGAGTTACTGTGAACCTAAAGGATATAAAGCCCCTTTGATAGGAAGAGAATGGGTTTGGGGTGTTACCGATTGCTGGTCATTAGTTAGAGATTGGTATAAGGAAGAAAAAAATATTGAACTTAGAGACTGGAAACGACCCACAACACCAGAAGAATTTATTAAAGATCCTATGTTTGAAAGATGTGCTCAAGCTACAGGTTTTAGAGAACTAGAGCCAAATGAGAAACTTGAGAATGGTGATTTATTATTCATGTCTATACTCGATGCTGGATTAAATCATGTAGGTATTTTTATAGATGGAGATGTCTTGCATCATTTTTCTAGTAGACTTAGTTGTAAAGAACCATACTCACCTTGGTTACTAAAATGTACAGGAAAGAGGTTGCGTTATGTTGCGTAAATTAAAACTATATGGAGAGTTGGCTAAGTTCATAGGCCATAAAGAATTTGAAATTAAAGTACATAATTTACCTCAGGCTATT